GGAGGTCGGGTCTTTCTGGTAGGTCTGGATCGGTTCGGCCATGTCAATCTCCCAAAGTGCCGGGGTTGGACTTTTCCGCCCGGACTTCGATGATCTCATCTTCCGTTCGGACCTTGAGGAACCTAGCCTCCGCAGGGACTTTCGCCGTGGTATGCAGCGGCATGCGGATCCGCCCGCCGAGACGCCGAGCGGTCAGGGCCAGAATTTCGATAGATACCTCGCCCATGAGGATGATCTGGTCGGTACTCGAGATCAGCGCTGCGATTTGCTCTGGAGTGAGACTCAGCCCCAGAGCATCCAGCGTAACGGCCACAGCCCCCGGCTGGACATCCATGATCCCTGCGCTCGTCACGATCGCGACCGTTTGCAGCGGGACTAGAACCGCTCCAGGCACGACAAAAAGGTCGTGGGTTTCCGCCGCCATGGCGAGGGCTCCCATGACCACGAGGGCAAAGTCGGAGCCGACTAGTATGGTCAACGCCGCCGACTGGATGGCCAGGGCGTCCATGAGGAGCGCAACGCCACCGGGGACTACCGAGGTTGGCAACGCTTCCAGCTCGAGCGTGAGGGCCCCTAGCGCGGTTGCAACCCCACCGGGGACCACCAGGAATGACCGCGGGCCAGCGGCGAGATCAAGTGCATCCATCGCGACCAAGGCGGCGCCCGGGATCACGGAAACCGCCTGGGATACCAGGAGAACGGCCATGGTGTCCGCCGCCACTGAGACAGCGCCTGGGACCACGACAACCCCCTGCGACTCACCGACGATCGGGAGCATGTTCATCGCAAGGGAACGGGCGCCTGGGACAACGGTAAGGTCAGCCGCCTCCAAAAGCCCGTTCAACTGGTCGAAGTCGATACCGATCGCAGGGATGTCGCGAGTCAGAACCATGGCGCAGATGGCGCTGCATCGCGTGTCGTGGACCTCCGGATACTTGTAGTCGCCGACGCCGATCTGGAGAGTCTCCAGCTTCGTGCGATCCCAGTCGCCTCCGGTGGGATCGGTGGCCAAGACGAACTGGTAGGTCACGAAGCTTGGGCTCAGAGCATTACCTCCCAGTTCGACAGCATCAAGCTGTTCGACTAAAGTGCCCCCACTACGGATGAGAAAATGGAATTGGTGCCCGGTCCCAAGAGAGTTGGTTCTCAGACGGCCGACCAACTTGACACCGTCGATTGCGACGCCTGACGGGATCCCGCAATCGTTGGGTTGATCGACGGTGAATTCTTGCCACTCGCTTACACCGTTGGGGCCGTCGTTGCATACGGTAGAGAAGATGTAGGTAGCGTCGCCATCCGAGCCGCCGGTGTCGTCTTCCCAGTCGTCGACGTCGGCCCACTTGTTGGTCGCCGCCGGAAACTCGGTCCACTGGCTTTCGTCGCCATTCCCGATGGGATCCATGCGCCACACGCGCGGATTGAGTCCGACGAAGGCGGTATTGCAGATCACCAGGTCGTCGTAGTAGATGATCATGGACCGGCTCGACGAGTTCCGATTCGTCCCGATCCCGATCCTGACGTAGCTGGTCGCGGTGGAGTGCGTTGCGGCTGTACCGCTGAACTGACTGACGTTGTTCAGCAAGACCTCGTAGGGGCCATCCGTGGAGACGCTCGTGCTGCCGTCGCCGACCTTCACGTCCAGCCGGTTCCAAGCGTTCATGTTGACGGAATTCGCGCTACTGGCGCCGATCTGGACCCCGGCTGATCCGTAGATCTGGAGGGTCCCGGAATTGTTCAACCTGACTTCGAACTTGATGTCTTTACCCGGCTCACGGTTGACCGAGAGGATCGCCTGGGCGCCAGACGTCGTCAAAGCGGTCGGCTTGAAGAAAACCGTGTAATACCAGGTGCCGGCGCCTAATATACTATGACGAAGGTCATTAACGGTGCTTTTACCGAATGCCGAATACTGAGGATTCACGTCAATCTCTTTGACGAGTTGTGAGCATTCGCCAGCGTGGAACTCAGAGGTGACGACATCGAGGCCGCCCGACACCCCTATTCCGGTTTTGGCCTCCTCCCCGTAGTCGGCGTCTATGCCTCCTGTCTCCCATCCATAGAATGCGATCACTGCCACGTTATGCCTTCCTTAGGTGAGAGTCACAATGCCGACCGCGTTCCATTGGATGGTGTAGTTGCCACCGTTGGAGGCCGTGGTTCCGAGTTCCCAGACGGCGATCAGGAAGTCGGTCGCCCCGTCTACGTAAAGGACGGCATGACTCGGTAGTCCGACGTTGAGTCCCACGAAGGTCACGTCGGCCGCGTCGAAGACGGCTCGGTCGTTGGTGTTGTCCTGGCTGACGGCTTTCGATCCGACGATCTGCCCGCCGGCTGTGTAGCCCGTCCCGGACTCCTCGTCGGCGCTGACATCGGCGAAAACGGCGTGCGTGTCGATGTTGACGGTGTGGCCTGCGAGGAGCGCGAGTTTCACTACGTCCGCAGACAGATCGATCGTTCCCAGGAGCAGTTGCTCCTTGAGGTTGTTGTAGACGACTCCGTCACCTTCGGCCATGACCGGGCTCCTTTCCCTGCGCTCTTGCGCTTGTGCCTACTGACCAGCCTGCAAGGTCCGCGGTCTGCACGAGACCGGCCGCATGCTGACGATCACCTCCGCGGGCTCGGGCTCTCCTCGCCGAGCGCGTTCTTCCATCTGTGCCTCGACGAGAAGCCGGTTGAGGTTGAGCTGTGCCGGGATCATCTGCTTCCATCTCGGGTCTTGGGAGGACCTGGCCTCCAGGAGCACCCTAGACAGGACCGCCAGCTTCACCTGGAGTTGTCCCACCGACTGCGGCTGCGATTGTGGCGTCACTCTCTGCCTCCAGCCTGTTCTGATTCGCGATCTTCGTCGCCAGTTCCATGATCTCCTCAACCCGGTCCTTGTCGAATCCCAGGACGTCGGTGAGGAAGATCTCCGGTGGGAGCATCTCGTCGATGCCCGCCGAGTTGTTGTACTTCGACAACGCGTCTGCAATCCGCGACGCGGTATCGGCGATCTCGCTGGGACGACGGTCCTCCAGGTCAGCCCACACGACGCGGTACTCGTCCGTTTCGGGCGCTGGGAGGACCCCGACCGCAATGAGGCGATCGACCGTCGGCCGGAGGATCTTCGCCTCACAGATGACTCTCTGGCGTTGCCTGATAATGGTGGACCAGTTCGAGTCGTCCTGCCCCGAAGCCAACTGCCCGGCCTCGGATCCGAAGAGGATTCGCTTTGGGATCCCCGACGCCGCCGCAATCAGATCCTTGCACACCTCTGCGTGTCCACGCGGATCCGACACCTGCGGCGCGAGGTTTTCAACTTTCATACCCTGGAGGCGCATGTAGCGCTTCAACCCGTGGACGTACTCCTCGATTTCGTGGTTGAACTTCGAGAGTTCCTCGTCAACGGGCATCTCTACCCCGTCGTTGAGGACGAACCCAAGGCCCATGAAGGCGCCGCGCCAGAACATCTCGGTGCCGCCGGCCGCGATCGTCTCGAGGTCTTGAAGTCGATTGAACGGCGCTTCCAGCCGCGGAATACCCTCGACGTCTGACTCGAGTGAATCCGAGACCACATGGATAACGCGCGACTGATGCACCCGGATCGGTCGCGCCTTGTGGATCTTCTCCGTCCCGATCTTCACGTTGACGTCGTAGAACTCAGGCTTGCCGTAGCGCGGATCCTTCGTGTCCTCGAAGATGGAATAGATCCGGGCGGTCTTCTGAGAGTAAGCATTGCAATAGAGAAGGCTCGTCGCCGCCGTCACCTCGGTATCCATCGCTCCGGCGTCGTCGAAACCCAAGACGAGGATCGCATACGTGCCCAGGCAGGCCAGCCGGTCTACCCTGGCCATCTTGTCGAAGAGAGCGGACTCCTTGGCTAAAACGGACCAGGCAGCTTCGAGTTTTGTCGTTTTGCCCTTGCGCTCTTCGATTTTCGGCTGGGAGCCCCAGCTCCGATCAACCGGACGGTCGATGATGGCCTTGGCCACATCGCCCCTCCGGTATCGATGGTCGTAGTCGTCGAACTCAAGTGTAGTTTTGTAGCCACAGGCCTCATAGAGGTCGCGCTTGCCCGAATGAGTCAGCCCGAGACGGTTCAAAAGTGACCATCGCTCGGCCACGGCTTCCATGACGTGGACGGTCGCACGCTGTTTCAACTCGTCGACATTGACTGCAGCAGCCTTGGCCGATCTATTTTCTGGCATGTCGGCTCTCCCTGTCCTCGAGATCCGCGAGCGATGGACACTCCCATACTAGCGCAACCAAACCGCTCGAAATCAGTTACCCCAGCTCCCGGCCCGATTGCGGTTCGTCAAAACGTGAACGGCGCCGCTCAAGCAGTCGGTTTGATCCGAGACGCAAGAGTCCGAACCATCGAAGTTCTCCAGCTCGTTGAGAAGATCTTCAGTCCACCGCCCACGCACGATCTTGATGTTCCCCTGCTCCGCCTGGGAAGATGCCGGCTTCGCTCGGATTCCCTTACGCTCCCGAACCAGGTTGACCCGAACGTTGTGGCCAGCAAGGTAACGCACTACATCCTCGACCTCTGACTTTCCAGCCTGGCCAGGATCCTGCTCCAGCCACGAACACGACCGCGGGCCGTCCGATATAGCGCAATTCAAGATCGTCTGGCGCACTTTCAAAGGAGTCGACTGGAAACGGTTGACGTCCATCACGAAGAACTCTCCCTGATCCGATCGGCCCACGGACATCCCAACCGTCCACGAAGCCTTACGCGTCGATTCGCCGGCTTTGATCTCCGTCGCAGCCCGGTCCCAGTACCGAACCATCTGCAACCGGGCAGGGGCAGCCTCCACGATCGGGAACCACTCCCGACGGAAGAACTCACCCGCCGTCTCCCGAACGTCCCAGTTCCCCCCTAAAAGCCGCAGGCGGTCAATACGCGGCATCGCCATCAAACGCGATTCGTAACCAGGATCCTTCTCCATGAGGGCCGGATTGTCCTTCAACCGGGCGCGGATGAACGTAAAGCTCAAAGGCCGCTCTTTCTCACCCACGCGCGCAATGAGCTCCTCCCTGCTCGATCCCCAATGAACCACATCGTCTTGCAAAACAAAGTAGCGGATGATCCCAGAACGCTCCTCGATGGGGAACCCGTCCTCGCCGATCCACCAAGACATAAATGAACGCAGGAAATGATCAGGATGCGGGTTGCAGGTCGCCCTCATGTAAGGACGGACCCCGCACGTCGACCGGTTACGGGATAACATGTAAGTCCAAGACTTCCAGCCGAAAGACTCCAACTGATCAAACCCAATGAGCGGAATCTGCGCGCCGTCCCACGAGAAGCGATCGTCCTCGTTCTGCATGTGCGCAAACTGGATGGTGGCCCTGCTCGGGAACCTCCACTGGAATTCCGACACCCGAGGCACTCCGCCAAGAAGCGGATACATCGTCGTAGCCTCGTCCCACATCCCCCCAGTGTTGCGGATCTGCTTCAACGTCCGACGGAAAATCACGGCCCCAAATCCAGGGTTCTTCACGCTACGCAACGGCTCCAGAAGCAACCCATACGTGTTGTGTGTCGGGATGTAACTCTCGCCCGCCAGGTAAAGCCCACTCGCGTTGTCCACCGTAATGCAACGCATCGCCATGTCTCGCTCAGCCCGGTAAATGTTCAAAATTCGGCGAACCGGCCGACTGTAGCTAAGAGAACTGGGAGCGTTCTTCGCCCGGAATCCCCCACGGTGACTCAAGGGCAAATCCCTCGCCAAGCACCGCTGCAAGATCACATGCTGCGGTTTCCGGTCAAGATCGTCGTCAAACAACGAGGCGTGTATCTCACGCGTAGACCGAACCACTCCCGGAGGGTATTTCCGCTGAGGATACCTGTCCAGGTCACTCTGCAAGGTGGTCAACCACAAATGATCCGCGCACGCGTAGATGCTCGAACCATCGTCAAACACAACCCGGAAGTTCGGCCGCCCGTAAAGAATCGGATGAACTACCAGAACCGGAATAGGCTTACCAAATTCCGACAACACCAAATCTCCAACCCGAAGACGCCCAATCGTCGTCCAACCACTCGGCGTCGGAATCGGAGTCGTTAACCGCAGGGCCTTGCCCCCACCAGCTTCCCCACCATAAACGCATACGTCAGCCGGACACGACAGGAACTGCTCCTGCCTCCCAGCCTGCGGACGCAGTTCGACGCTACGCCGTCTCTTCGATAACATCCTGCGGCTTGGCCTCCTTGGCCACCTTCTCCTCAGACGCAACCACGTCACGTCCGTTGTCAGGCATGTACACCGTCACCGATACCCCAGAACTGTCCTTCAACCCATCCCTCTCCGCTATCTCTTCGCCAAGCTCCACGCGCTCCTGAGCCATCCCATTGGCCATCATCTTGATCGCCTCCGTCACGCTCATCTTCGGACGCTGGCCACCCTCAATCTGCTCCTTGAGCCCCCGAAACCGAGCACTGGCTACCGCCTGCTGGTCCATGGCGTGCGCAAGACGCCGCTCCCGAGCAGCCTCACGTACCGACTCCACCTGAAGACGTACCCGCTCGTGTCGCTCCTCGTCGTAACTACGGACACGATCCGACCACTTAAACGTCGCCGACCACACCCTCCACCGCTTGAACCACTCCAGGTCCAAATGCCCCCGAACCTCCACTATCGCACTAGATATGCTCCGAACCTCCGGCTCCATGTTCCGATACTGGCAATAAGCAGCCCACGCACGATCAGACTCCCGAGGCCGACGATCCGTCACCAACCTCACCTCGTCACTTCTGCGCCCCATACCCCCACCTACCTCCCAGCCGAAAGAACCGGACCAGACCACGGCGGATCCATCTTCGCGTGAAGCTTCCCATCACCAGGAAGCTCCTCCACCACCTCACCAGTCCGTAACTCCCACCACGACGCAAAACACCGGCGATGACATCGCACCCCAAAGTCCCGAATATCCTCGAAACACAGAAGCACCAAACCCTTATTCCCAGCAGAACCCCGGTCCATCGCCTCAAGCCGACCCCTAATCACTCCCACCCCATAACTCTCCAAAGCAGCCACGTAAAAACCGTCGAACGCCTCATCCCCCACCTCCCCAGCTCGACTCTGAGCCAAAAGCCAAGAAGGCGGAGATAACTCCACGAACGACTGAAGACGAACCCGATACGCAATGCGAAACCTCGGAGCCCCCCGCGAAATCCTTACCGGAACGTATCCCTCGTCCCCCATCTCACGATGCGAATATCGAGCCGTCCACAACTTCACCGGCAGTTGTTCCCCTCATTCACTTCAACAATAACCCCGTCAGGATCCGCGCAATACGTCACGTCAAAACTCCCAGGACCAAGAACCCCCAAAACAAACCACGGCGTAGCCCACGTAGCATTCACCGAAATGTTAGGCCCAATCACCCGAACCCGCTCCACCCCATCCAGCTTCATCGCAACAACCGCACCACTAACCGCCGCCGTACCAACGTTGCGAACCACCGCACGAACCGTCATCACGTCCGAACAATTCGGAGCCACTGGCGAAAACTCAAGCGAAGCAATAGTTAGGTCCGGCTGAGAAGGACACGGCGGAATGACCAACGTCGCAGCACACGACACCATCGCAAAACAAAACAAGAACACCGCCACAAAGAACAAACGCATGAACCCCCCCCCATTAACGATCCCCGTGAATTCGACCCACCACCAGCCCCAATAGCCCCAATCCTATAGCAAACCCCTCGCGCGACATCGCTCGCCATGTTCCACGTGGAACACCTCACTCCCCACTTCTCAACTCGACAGACCTGCACTCACCACTCGCACAGGCACCCACCACCGCAGGCTCAATCCACTACGCCAAGGCGCAATTCCTCTGGAAACCAAGGGTTATATTTCCCCACGATGCCCGGGCACTGGTAAATTATTGGCCGGCACTGGTAAATTATTGGCCATACGAGGTCGGTGTTTCAATATGAAACACCCCAAATGGTCAGAAATTGAGCGTAGCCAGAGAGGCGTCGGGCGCAGCCTTTCAGTGTGGGTGAACCGACCCAACCCCGTACAGGGTAACGATTTAGGCCGTGCTTTGCATGCCTTGCACGCTGCACAATGCCCGTTGGCGCGT